AGGTGATCTATGCCGTTTGAAACCCCTTCGCTGCCGGTGCTGATCAAGCGCACCCAAAGCGACCTGGCCGGCGATTCGCTGCGCCAGTCCGATGCGCAAGTGCTGGCCCGCACCCTCGGTGGCGCGGCTTATGGTTTGTACGGTTATCTCGACTGGATTGCCGAGCAGATCCTGCCGGACAAGGCCGATGAATCGACCCTGGAGCGCATCGCCGCACTGCGTCTGAATCAACCGCGCAAACCCGCGCAAGTCGCCAGCGGCAGCGTCAGTTTTACCGCCACTGCCGGTGCAGTGCTGGACGTCGACACGTTGCTGCAATCGAACGACGGTCGCACCTACAAAGTCACCGCCGCGCGCACCACGGTCAATGGCAGCAACACCACTACCATCGCCGCGCTGGATGCCGGCAGCCTCGGTAATGCCGACGCCGGTCTGGCGTTGACACCGGTGCAGCCGATTGCCGGGGTGGTCGGCACCAGTTTTGTCGTGCTGGCGCCGGGGCTCAGCGGCGGCGTGGCACGGGAAAGTCTGGAGTCGCTGCGCTCGCGGGTGATTCGTTCCTACCGCGTCATTCCCCATGGCGGCTCGGCCAGTGATTACGAGACCTGGGCGCTGGAAGTGCCGGGCGTAACGCGCGCCTGGTGTCGTGGTGGCTTGCTCGGGCCAGGCACGGTGACGGTGTTCATCATGCGTGATGAAGACCCGCAACCGGTGCCCAACGATGAGCAATTGGCGGAGGTTCAGGCGTACATCGAACCGCTGCGTCCGGTGACTGCGGAAGTGCACGTACAGCGGCCGATTCAAGTGCCGGTGGTGTATCGCTTCAAGAGCGTCAATCCGGACACCACCGCTGTGCGCGCCGCCGTTGAAGCGCAGTTGCGCGACCTGCACAACCGCGAGGCCGACCTGGGTGTGCCGCTGCTGATCAGCCATATCCGCGAAGCCATCAGCAGCGCCGGTGGTGAGTACGATCACACCCTGACCGCGCCGGCCGCTGACGTGCCTGCCGGGCAAAGCGAACTGCTCACCTTCGGAGGTTGCGTATGGGGGGCATAAGAACCGCCGCGCAATATCAGGCGCAACTGCGCGCCTTGCTGCCCAGTGGCCCGGCGTGGGACCCGGAGCGTGTGCCGGAACTCGAAGAAGTGCTGCAAGGCGTCGCCGTCGAACTGGCCCGCCTCGATGCCCGCGCCGCCGACCTGCTCAACGAGATGGACCCGGCCGGCGTCAGCGAACTGGTGCCGGACTGGGAGCGGGTGATGAACCTGCCCGATCCGTGCCTGGGCGCCACGCCGCTGTTCGACGACCGCCGCCTCGCCGTACGCCGGCGCTTGCTCGCGGTCGGCAGCCAGGCTGTCGGTTACTACCTCGACATCGCCAAAAGCCAGGGCTACCCCAACGCGACCATCACCGAACTCGAAGCCCCACGCATGGGCCGCTCGCGTTTTGGCTCGGCGCATTGGGGCACGTGGGAAGCGCAGTTCATGTGGACGCTCAACACCGGCGGCCGCTTGCTGCTCGGCCGGCGTTACGGCGCGAGCTACTGGGGCGAGCGTTTTGGCGTCAACCCGGGCTCGGCGCTGGAATGCCTGATCCACCGCAGCGCCCCGGCGCACACCAAGGTGCACATCAATTATGACTAGGGAGGCATGAGCCATGGATTATCCGAACAGTGTTCCCAGCGCCGGCTTGGTGAACGGGAAGTTTGTCGATGAGAACCCGATGACCGGAACCCCGGGATCGCTGATTCCGGCGGACTGGGGGAATGGGGTTACGCAGGAAATTCTCAATGTGATCAATGCGGCCGGGCTGACGCCGGACGAGAAGAAATACGATCAGCTGTTGCAGGCGATTCAATCGGTGACGGCCAAGGGCTGGAATCAGGATCTGGCGTTGCCACTGGTGGCGTTGCCGCTACCAACGGTAGCCACTGCCGATGGCCGGCTGACGGTCAGCCCGGCAGCTGCCGCTACCAGCGGTGGCAAGGTTTCGATCGCGGCGGGTACGTTTATCAGCCTGGGGCAGGAAGTGGTGAATGGCCAGTTGGGCCGCTCGCGCACTTTTGTGACATCGGCCTGGAGCAGCGTGGATCTGTTGCCCAGCAGCCACTACTTTCTGCGCGCGCAAGTTTCCGGTGGTGCGCTGACGTTCTACGTGCAGCGTGGCAACATTCATGACGTGACGCCCGAGTCGTTGAAAGGAACGGTAAACGGTGCCGCCGGTGGTGGGTTCCAGTCAACGGCACTGGACATGTGTCTGGCCTGGGTCGTGACCGGCGCACCGGGTTCGGTGCCGACGGTGCGAACGATTTACAACCGTGCCCGCTTGACCTGGACCCAGACCGTCAACGGGACCGGCGCGATTTTCCTGCCGCTGGATCCGCACGCACGTTCTGCCCGATTGGTTGCCGGCAATCCAACGCCGTCCTCGACGGCAGTGACGTCGGTCGCCTTTCCGTCAACGGGATGGGCGGGCGGTAACTATTGCTTCCTTTCGCCCATTATTGCAGGAAGTTCCAACAACCCCGGGGGCTGGAACCCGGCAACGGTTTCCCCTTGTGTGTTGTTTACCAACAACATCGTTAACGACGTGACGGTTTCAACGCTGGCCGCCAGTTTCGACCATGCCAATCTGCGCTCGTTGTGGCAGTGCTATCAGGCAGAACACAACCTTGGTCAGTCGAACGCCGACAGTGATGAGCTGTTACTCAGCATGGGCATCAAGAGCCACCCTGTCACCGACTACAGCGTCGGGATTGCGATCAACTTTGCAGACGCCGTGAACGTCCAACTGTCGTGGGAGCTTATTCGATGATCGTGATTCAGGAACTTCATCAGTTCGACGGCGAAATGCGCCTTCCTCAACCTTCTGCCGCCCATGACTGGGACGGTGAGAAGTGGGTCGTGAACGGCGATAAGCAGGCTGTGCTGAACGAGCAGGAAACTGAACGTCTGTGTACCAAAGTCGACGCCACCGCCGACAACATCCGCACCGCGCTGGCCGGCGACCCCCTCAAAGCCTTGGAGTACGCCCAGGCCGCCGCTGACGCGCAGGCTTATCAGGACGCCGGTTACCCGAAAAAGGAAGTGCCGCTGTCAGTCGCCGCGTGGGTTGTCAAAGGGCGCACGGCTAAACAGGCCGCCGAGCAGATTCTGAGCAAGGCCGATCAACTGACCGACCATCTGCTGGCGCTGCGTACGCTGCGCCTGAAAGCCAAAGCGCAAATTCGCGCACAGGCCGCCAAGGGCAACATGGATCTGGCGCGCAGCGCGGGTGAGGAAGCTTTGGTCGCCATTCGCGAGCTGGCCAGCGGCCTTTCCAACTAAGCCGAAACGCCTCCGTTCAGCGTCACCCAAGCCCACTTCAATGTGGGCTTTTTATTTTCAGAAAACAGACCGCGGGCAGGCACCTAAAAGGCGCCGTGTCGACGCCGGTCATTTGTCATTTCAAAGGAACGAACAACCTATGGATTACCCAAAAAGCGTCCCCAGCGTCGGCTTGGTTGATGGCCGCTTCGTTGATGAAAACCCAGTGGCGGGTACGCCGGGATCGTTGATTCCGGCGGTGTGGGGCAACAGTGTCACTCAGGAAATTCTGAGTGTGATCAGCGGCGGTGGGTTGGTGGCCTCCGAGGCGGATACCAGCCAGCTATTCAAGGCGATTCAGTCGATTGTCAGTAATGCCAGTCCGATGCGCTCGGTGATTACCCGGCTTGCAGCTTCCAAGTCACTGACTGAGCAGGAACTCGGACTTGTTTTGATCGATGGCAGTCCCGCCCCCGTGACCCTGACTTTACCTCCGGCGGATGTTTCTCTGGGTGTACGCGATGTGATTCTTCGTCGTGTCGACAACAGCGGCAATCGCCTCGTTGTTCAAGCATCCGGCACCGACAGGATTCGCTTTCACACCTACTTGTCGGCCAGCGGTTATCCGTTTCTGGTGTTGATGGGGGGAGGTGACTGGTGGCATCTGCGCAGTGACGGAGCCGGGAGCTGGTGGCCGATAGGACGCTTCGACAATACCGCCTTGGGACGCCCGTTTTTGGAGACCACCACAACGCTTAACCCGGGAGGTTATGGCGTTCCCAACGGTGATCTGTTCAAGCGCGCCGAATGGCCGTGGCTGTGGGATTTTGCTCAGGCGTCCGGGGCACTGACGACCGAAGCGGCCCGAGCGGGCAGAGAAGGTGGCTGGACCAGTGGCGATGGCGCTTCGAACTTTCGAATTCCCGAGATTCGGGGTGAGTTTTTGCGGGTGCTGAGTGAGAGCAGAAGCGTTGATGCTGGACGTGTAATAGGCAGTCTGCAAATGCACGCCTTGCAAAGCCACAACCATTATCTGCCGACGGGAACCGGGGCGACATTCAAGCCTGCTCCAGCGATTCCGGATACCGCCTGGGACGTTACCACCAACGTCAATTTTTTACCGACTTCAGCAACGGTGGCAACGACCTATCCCAACCCAGCATTCGACAATGATGCCTACATCGGCAATATCGGCAATTTCGCTGGCGAAACCCGACCGCGAAACATCGCCTATCCCGCGCGAATCAAATTTATCTGAGGTGCACATGTTCAATTATTTGATAGATGACAGCGGTGCATTGACCGGGCCTGTCGAGTTTCCGCTGGTGCCCGGGATCGGTCTGCAACTGCCAAGCAATGCTGTGACGCTGAGCATCGAACTCTCCCCTGCGCCTGAGGGGTTTGCCTGGGCCTATAACAAGGGTTCGTTGCAACAGCAGATCGATTGTCGTGGGGATGTCTATCGCACTGACACAGGCATTCGGGAAACCTGGAACGCGCTTGGCGAATTGCCGGAGGGCTTCACCCGGTTGCCTTTTCCGGGTGGCTTTCACGTCTGGTTGGGCAACGCCTGGCAGGTCGATGAGGCCGCGCAACTGGCGGATCGCAAACGCATCGTCCTCGTTCAACGCGACGCGTTGCTTCGCGATGCGGTGCTGCGCATCGCGCCCCTGCAATACGCCGAAGACATCGGCGATGCCAGCCATGACGAACAACTGCTGCTGATCGAATGGAAGCTCTACAGCGTCGAGCTGAACCGCATCGAAAAACAGGCCGGTTTCCCCGATGAAATTACCTGGCCGATCGCACCCGGCACATCCTTAGCCAACTGAATTCAGCACAGGGAGCAGTGCAATGGATTATCCAAAAAGTATCCCCGGCGTGGGGCTGGTCAACGGCGGCTTCGTCGATGAAAACCCCCTCGCCGGAACACCGGGATCGTTGATTCCCGCTGCGTGGGGCAACAGCGTCACGCAAGAAATTCTCAACGCGATCAAGGCGGCCGGGGTGACGCCTGATGAAGCCAAAACCGACCAATTGGCAACGGCCATCGGAGCCATGGTCGATTTCACCAAATTGAGAAACACCCCGACGACTTTGAGTGGCTACGGCATCATCGATGCGGTGGGACGACTGCTGGCGGTCCGGCAGATCGAGACGGTCGGGATCACAGTTTACAAGCCCAATCCCAAGGCCAAACGCATTCGTGTGAGGTTGGTGGGGGCGGGTGGCTCGGGAGGCGGGTGTGAGCCTGTGCCGGCAGGTAACCAAATTCTTGGTGGCGGTGGTGGCTCCGGTGCTTACGCGGAAAGCCTGTATGACGTCACCGCACAAATGCTCGCTGGCGTACCCGTTTCGCTGGGCGCCGGTGGTGCAATCAGCAACTCCACAGGCATGGCGGGCGGTGGCGCTTCTTTCGGCGCCTACATGAGCGTTTCGGGGGGAGGTGGTGGGCAAAAACTTGCGATCGTGACTTCGGCTACATCGTCTGGATTCATTCAGGGCGGAGTGGGCGGGACGATCACCGGGGGCAATCTTTGCAGCGCCCGTGGCATCACCGGAGGATTCGGGATGAGTAACGCCAATTGGGGACTGCTCTCGGGTTGTGGGGCTGCGAGTCCGTTCGACGGCGGGGCTTCTTTCACCGGCTCTAATACGGTTGGCAATGCTGGAAGCCGTGGCTCTGGTGGCAGCGGTTCATGCTCGGTCAACCCTTCGGCTTCAGTCGTCAGCGGTGCTGGCGGCAACGCCTTCTGTGAAATCTGGGAGTACGAGTAATGGCCCGTTATGCACGAGTGGAAAACGGTGTTGCGGTCGAACTGATCGATACGGGCGGCTACTCGATTACCCAACTGTTTGCCCCCGCTTTCATCGAGACGATGGTGCAGGTGCCGGAGGGCAAGCAGATCGAGATCGGCGCGCCCGTTGGCGAACTGCGCCAAGAGATTGCGCCGTTGCCGATAGTCGACAATCCGGTCGTTTCCACCGAAGCCATCGTCGAAGAACAGGAACCTTTGGCAGCAGCGCGCACTTGGCGTCAGTCCAGCCTGTCGGCCACAGAGTGGTGGGTGACGCGGCATCGCGACGAGCAGGCGCTGGGGCGTGGGACGACGCTCAAGGCCGCGCAGTATCTGGAGTTGCTGGAATACCGTCAGGCACTGCGCGACTGGCCTGATTCAAGCCAGTTTCCTTCGATAGTTTCCCGGCCTTCGGTCCCCGCGTGGTTAGCCGCACCCATTGGCTGAGACCCGCGCCAAAAATTTTTCAGATTAAGGAGATAAGCCTTGGACTATCCCAAGAGTGTGCCCAGTGTCGGGCTGGTCAATGGCCAGTTTGTCGACGAGGACCCGGTTACCGGAAAACCCGGTTCGCTGATCCCGGCGACGTGGGGCAACAGCGTCACGCAAGAAATTCTCAACGTCATTCAGGCGGCGGGCATGACGCCGAACGAGGTGTCGAATAATCAGTTGTTGGCGGCGTTGCGCAGCCCGGCATTGTTCATGACCGCGCCGCAGTTTGATGTTGGGCGCTCGGCAGCAACGTCCGAGTTTGTGCAACGGGCGCTGGGCAGTTATGCCAGTACTCGCAGTATATCCACCGCCACCCAATTGACTCAGGCAGATGTCGGCTGCTCGATCGGTCTGGGCGGCAACGCGGCGTACACCGTTACGCTGCCGGATGCCGCTGCGGTGCCGAACGGCGTCACGATCAGCCTGCATTGCCGTAACAGTGCGCCCGTCACGGTGGCCAGTAAAACCGGCACGCAAATCAGTCCGCAAGGGGCGTATCTGGCGTGGATCGTTTTGAACAATGGTGAGAGTGCGAACTTTGTCAGAGAGTCTGGAGTGTGGGTGGTTTATGGCACTGCCAGCCTCAAATATTCCTCCTCGTACGCTGCGCAATTCGAGACGGCGGGTTATCAAAAGCTCCCCAGTGGCCTGATCGTCCAGTGGGTGTTGGGATCTTCGGATGCAAACGGTGAGATGAGGGTAACGTTGCCTATCAGGTTTCCTAACGTCGTGTTGGGGGGTATCGCCAATGAAGGTAACCCGTTCGGCTGGTCTACCGCGAATACCAGCGTTTGGGGGTTCGATTTGGGAAATTCGACTACTACGGTGGCTTTTGCGCGGGTCAGGAGCATTGATAGCAATGGTGTAAAAGTGTCGCCGGGAATTTCGGGTCGAGTATTGGTTTGGGGGAGATAACCATGGCTATTTACTTTTTTGCTCAGACGCTTGGATTCGATCATATCGAAGAAGCCGGCGCGGACTTACCTGAAGGTGCAGTAGAAATCACCAAGGCGCAATACGCCGAACTGTTCGCCGGGCAGGCAAGCGGCAAAGTCATCAGCGCCAGTGCCAGTGGTCAGCCCGTTTTGATCGACCCCGTCATTTCTCCTGCAACGCTTGCCAGCCACGAGCGCGCATGGCGCAACTACGTTCTGCAGAACACCCAGTGGCTGGTGTTTCGTGATGCCGAAGAACTGGAAGTGGGCGAGGGTACGACTTTGCGCTCCGAGGAATTCAAACAACTATTGGCGTATCGGCAGGCACTGCGTGATTGGCCGATTGATCCGGACTTCCCGAATTTTCTTTCCCGACCAGTTGAGCCTGACTGGCTGGAAGGCTTGCTTCGAACAGCCAGTTGAGGAACTAACGTGGACTATCCAAAAAGCGTTCCCAGCGTCGGGCTGGTGAATGGCAAATTCGTCAATGAAGACGTCGTCGCGGGATTGCCCGGATCGTTGATCCCTGCGACCTGGGGCAAC